GTAACGGGAAGAATCGTATTATTACTGGTCAATATATAGACAACGGGCAGTTGCGTTGCCTGGCTTATACCGACGCAGGCATCGCGTATGGTCAAACCGGTGCTGAGAATATTCGGGGTGGCATCGGGGCGCGTTATATCGTACGTCCCGTATTGGGCCGCACATACATCCTTCATCGACCACGTTGGAGGCTTCGTAGTCTTGTTGAGCTGGCATTTGAGTGCCTGTAGGTACTGACTCGAGAGTGCAGTTTCGTCGCTGCCCGTCCAACTCATACCGGCATCGGCTATGAGCTTCTGAAAATATCCATCGATATTCCGTGCCCATGTGTGTTCCAGTGGTGTTCCGGGTTGAGAACCAACCTTGTTCAAGAAGGTTCCGCCAGGATACTCAGCGCTGGGTGTTGTCGCCTGTGAACCGTATGACTGTTCTAATGACTTTGCCATATCTCTACCTCGCGTAAGCCGCTATTGCCGAAGCAATCGCAATAATGGGACCGATGATGGATATCCATGTCCCAATATTCCATCGCCTGCGTTGTTCGTGTCGGAACTGGCACGCCTCGAGCTTTTCATCGACCTTGCTGTTGAGGCTTTCCTTGAGTTCGTTGATTGCCTCAGTGAACTTGAGATCCAGCGTCGTAATGGCGAGCTCGATAATAAGCTCAATTTCTCTACGTTTTTCGCTCGTCATCGGTCTTTCCTGTTTCCCCGTCGTAGACGGCCGCGTCCGACTCCGCGATCAGCTCCTCGAGAATCTTGATAGCGCCGCTGATGTAGAGAATCTGCTGGTCAGCGCTCCGGAGTTGCTGTTCAAGGATGGCACGCTGTTGTTGGCCCTTCTCGAGCTCGCCTCGGAGCTTTTTCAGTTCGCCTTTCAGTAGCGATACTTTGACGCATGATTCGTCATCATCCGTAACCATGTTTTTCTTGAGCTCTTTAAGGGCCGCTTCTCTATGCTCGGTTGCTTTCATTTTATCGCCTTTCTCTTAGCAAAGCACTTAGCAAAGCATCGACGCGGGAATCCAAGGTTTCCGTCCATCGATGGTAAATGTCGACACGGATGCATGAGCACTGTGCCGGATGATTGATTCTCGCTGCCCGTAGGCCTTGATCCGATAGGGCAACTCCAGCCAATCTGGCATCGCCCAGTTGCCCCTCAAGATGGACTCAAAGCATCTCAATGGGATTTGGTGATCCGTCTGAAAGTATTGAATCGGCCGCATTGCCAGAATGGCGAGCTCGGCAGCGCGTCGAGAAAGCGCATAAGCTCCCAGTGTCCTCGATGCCCTTATCTGCCTGTCTGGATACAGAGAGAGACGACACCCTGGGTGTGAGGCCCCGAGGAGATAGTACCAGTCGCAGTCGTCGGGCACCTCGATTACTGATAGGTTTCCCACGGGTTCAGTGTCATCCTCGATGATGATTGTCCACTGTTCGTCGGTGGCGAGGAAGTGCTCCATCGCCCGGAGATGAGAGCAATTGCATCCGTACGTCGTCGGGAACATTTTGAAGTGCCTGAATGACGGGTCTATATCCTCGGGGACGTCTCCCCAGCTCGGCCGTCCATGCTCGTCAAACGAATCGTTAGACCACTGCATGCCATCGACTGCTGGGATCCGAATTAGATCACAAAACGCCGATGACACGTGTTCCCGGCGATCTTTGGACCGGTCAAGATTGATGCATCTGATTTTTAAATTCTGCAAAATCATCTAGCTGCTCTGGTAATACGCGGTCTGAGAAACCACGGCCGTTTTCACCGCGAATACGTGATTCAGAGTAGTCGTGCATGTACCAGTCACTATGCACTCTACACGAAATGACCCGTCTGGATCACTCCCGTCGTGATAGATTTGTAAAGACACTTCCCAATCATCTGTATCGTGACCTGCGCGATCTACAACAACGGTGGAGTCTTCTAGATGTCTCGACCATCCAGCATTACGCCATATCGTAGAATTGCCGCGACGCACAAAAAGTCCGTTTTTTAACGCATCAGCCCCGACGCTCGTCGTTTGCAAAAGCCAATCGATACTCACTGCCCGGTTGTCCGGAATGATGAAAGAATACGTCTCACTGTCACCAAAACGCGGGTGCAGAACACAGACGCCTCCCCCGCTCTGGTTGCCTACCAGCACCAACCCATCGATGCCCATCGCGCTTCCATTATCCGTATCATACCTGTCACAGCCAAAGTGTCGCGCCCCTTCCCAAATTGTATTGACGTATTTCCCTCGAGCTGACGCATAATTGTGAGCAACAGTCAGATTTGTACCGACAGCACTGGAATAATGACTCTCTGCATCAATTGTGTTGCCTATAAAGAATCCGCTAGACGCATCCAGGGTGAGCCCGTCGCCAACCGCCAGTAGCGTATCAGCAAACGCAGAACTATGCGGACTATCGCCTTGACCTATCCTCAGACCATCACCGACTACCAGGCTACCGTCGGCATCTACAGTACCATTCCCCATGACCAAGGAATCATCCATATCACCATTCAGCGTGAGGCCATTTCCAAGCGCAATTGCCAATTCCACAGAAGCTCCAACGGCGACGGTGTCGCCACCGGCGATCTGATTCCAAGATAGAAGCATGCCCTTATCGTTATCCTGATCGGCGGCCATGATAGCCACGGTAGGGTTGGCCATTGCCGGCAACGAAAAATCGTGAGGAGTAGGAGAAACAGCGTTTCTGTCAGCAATTATTAGTGTTCTCGATGTCGTGTCAGTCCCTATCACGAGAGCGTTTTGTGTCTGAGTAGTATCAAATTCAATTCTCGTATCGATTGAATCGCCTAAGCAAATTTGTAAATCGTCTGTGACAAATATTCCTGCATGAATATTTACCCATCCATCAAAATCAGCATTTCCGTCTACCTCCAGCTTGCCACCCACGAAAAGACTATTCGCGGTAGCGCCGATCTTGTCTGGACCAGTGCCGATAAGTAACTGATTATTGCTATTGAACGTCAGTACGCTGCTTTGCTCCACCTCGCCTGTACTGGATCTGTTGCCGAAGAGTACCTGCTCGGCTGCAAGCCCGATTAGCGCGCTATTATCAAGAAGCCAGTTGATGGCGGCCATCAATGAGACATCACCAAATCCAGACAGGAAATCCGCCGCCTCGGTGCCGGTATCGGCGAACCGCGCCTTGATGCCGCCAGCGGTCAGCAGATCGTCATTGAACTCCAACTTGCCAAGGCTCGTGACGCTATTCGCGACCGACAGGGTCCCCACGTTGCCGGCCTCGTTGAAATTCCACGAGAACTGGCCGTTCAGGATGCGGAACGACTGGACGCGAGCCGGCTTGTCCTTGGCGAGCATCTTGGTGATGGCCCCGACATCATCTCGCCCGCAGAACATCTTGAATCCAAGTTCGGCATCATTGCTTCCATCGAATCCGGTTTGTTTGTATTGATACGTCGATGGACTGGCGACGATCTCAAAAATTCTCTTATCAATTACTTCACCCATGGGTTACCTCACGAATAGTTCTGTATCTCCTCGTCCGTGGGGGTAACCACGGTCTGGTATTCATCCGGTTCTGTCGCGTAGGTCACGTTTTGAAGATCGTAGTCCTCTCCATCCGGATACGGAATCACCCGCAGAATACACCGGGTGTGGACCGGCTTGAGCTTGAAGATAATCCGCATCAACGGCCGAAGCTTCGACTCAGGAATATAGGCAACCTCCGGCCAAGTCTCCCCGCACACGTACCAGTAGACTGAATATTCCTCCTCCACATTCGGACACGGATAGCGCTTGAGCCTTCGAATGTATCCATCATAGTCACCGAACTGCACCGAGTTATCGTCGACGAACTGGGTGCCGTCTCCGAACTGGTAGAGGTAGTTTTTGACAATCTCGTACAGGTCGTTGACCAGCACGTAGGATGTATCAATCAGATTGTTCGGATAGAACGGATTTCGCGCCACTACGGGGTCACTTCCGGGCACCCACCACTCATGCACATAGCAGTTGTCACAGATGGACTGGATAGCATCCTGGATGTAGGCCGGGTCCTGTCCGCCAAAAGCCCGCCACTCGAGCTCGAGCTCGGTGGGGGACAAATCGTTTGGACTCCCGAACTGTTCAGACCAGTCGTGGAGGTAGCTGGTCTGAAGTGGAAACATCTCCAGGAAGACACTGGCGATATGGTTCCGAGCGTTCATGGGAAGGATGGACAGGCCGTGGAAGAACTTCTTCAGCGTTCTATCCGGAATCAGGTTCCACGCCCTCGACCGAGGGAGGAGCCTGTCAAACACCCTTACCCAGTCGTTCAGATCCATGTCAGTGTCCCAAGCTTCGCTTTCTCGCCTTCTTGCAACTCGCGTTTTTCGATTTCACCAACTCCAGACTCGATGACCTTGATACTGCCGATGGACCCATTGTAACCTGCCGCGATTCGGCTCACGATGCCACCAACTTCCATCTGGGATACGACATCCTTCTTCGGTGGGAGTACCGTGTAGCCCACTTGTCCCCCGGGCTCGCGGTCGTAGAAGAAATCGGTGAGGCCCTCTTGGATGGCAGTTTTGGCGGCCTCGGTTGTTTCATCATTATCAGTGGTGATTTGAGAGATTTCTACGTCGAAAGCGGTTCGGGTGATACCAAAGACCCGCACCTCTGCATTGATATTTCGGCGGTTTGAAAGGCCGGCGCTATCGCCCTCAATGTATGCCGCCACAGCATCAGCGAGTCCAGCAGGCAAAGGTACCCCATCTGGAGTATCGTCGCTTTCAATAAAAACAAAAACTTGACCGGCTCGGCTATTTGGTATATTTGGATGCTTCCATGCCGCATAAGGATATGCATTTCTGACACCCGTCACTTCCTCAGCCCAGTTCTTGTAGTCTGCCATAGCGCCACCCTGCGGACGAGCCAACCAGCGCTCGAGAACCCGTTCTCGATAGGCTTCAGTCGTCTCCGGGTCAACCCCTGCCGTTCCATCGGCGGAGACCGTCACCTCCTTCTCGACAGCATCCGGAGGGCTCACAAAGTAGAGCTCGGTGCCCAGGTCTACATTCCCGAGCACCCCCGGCCGTGTCGCCCGTATCGTCGCGTAAACCGTCGGCGCATTGAGGGACACATTCCCGACGACCACATAGATCATCTGGGTGTCCGGATTGGCGATACGTTCCCCGCTCACGAGGGTCCCACCCTGGGTGAGCACGGTGATCTCCACCGTCCGCTCGGCGCGTTGTCCGGTCTTTTGGTAGATCCCCACCAGCTCCCCGTGGGTCTGGAGGGGATTGATGGTCTGCCCGTTGAAGTTCAGGGGCTTGTTGCTCGCCGTCTTCACGAACATCTGAAGGAGGTTCCATCCAGCAAACTCGTACAGGAGGACGAACACGCCACCCAAGGCTTTCGCGAGCACGCGACAAAAGCTCTTTGGGAGCAGGGGGATGGTCGTGTTCATGCTCGTTGCCATCTGAGAAATGATCTCATCAGCGATTTCGTTTGCCTTTTTTTGGGAAATCATAGTTCAACTCCTACGTTGATTGTGTACGGGGTGCCCCACTTCGCCATGACATCGGCTCGAAGATTGACTCTCTTGGGGGATGGCGCCGATGCGGATACGGACACGGATGCGAGCACGTCTTTCGGCAGGCCGTTCTTGACGTCATCGGTCGCGGCCTTCTCTATCTGGGGCAGTAGAGCACTCGTAACGGGCCTGCCATCGAGAAGAGATTGCAGCTTACCGCGATACTGACGCTCTTTGGACTCCCCCTCGTTTCCCCACCACTGCTTGTGCGCCGTTGCCTGGCTGCCGTCGTCGTCCTTGTTACCACCGAACCAGCAATGATAGACGGCTGTCTCGATGAACTCGGTCATCGTAATAAAGCCGTTTTTCTCTTCGATGTCTCCGCCGTTTGGGCCATCGAAATGATAGACATCGCCTTGTTGGATTGCGTTGGTGCCGTAGTCCGCCATTACGCTGCCTTCACCTTCGTTTGACCTGAATCAACCACCTCGACTGGTCCTGATACAGATCCCGTGCCACCGCCCGAGAGTGTTCCTGAAGCGCTCATGATGCCTGAATCGCCAAGTCTGATAACGAGTGCGCCGCCGGCTTTCACTTTTTTGGCAGTCGCATTGATGACGCCACCGCCAGCTATTGTCCCATCGACAAATCCCGGAGAGCTGCCGCCACTGAAGGTGTACCCCAGTGGAGTGACAAAGATACCCTCTCCTTCGGCCCTTGCCTTGGCGTCTGGCGTACTGGTGATGATGAATTCCCCGCCAGAGATTGGCGAACTACTGCCATGTCCAATCACACCATTGGCGTTCATGATCAGCTCCAGGCTCATGGGTCCACCGTGAAATGGCCGTTTACGTCAAACTGCCCATTTGCTTTGAGTCCGAACACGCCATTGTCGTTTTCGGCTACGATGTCACCATCCGGATATAACCAAATCTTTGCCACGATCTCTCCCGATTCGTTGCGGGCGAAGATGACCCCCTCCCCGGGCCCCGTAGACGCATCCCCATGGAGCACCGCCGAGACCACCACTTCCTGGCCGGCCTTGTGGCAAAGGACAGAATCCCCAGGCATCGGGTAGAACTCCGCTCCGGAGGCGGCCATCACCCGGGCCGTCACCGTTTGTCCCGTCCCCGTCTCCACGACGGCCGTGATCTGCCCGTCTTCAATGGCGACCTCTTTGATGTGTCCAATTATTGCCATGGCATGCGCTCCGGTATCTGTCCGCTGTACACACCAGGGAGGACAAGGTTCAGAGAGGCCGAATGAACGCCGGCGCTACGCTTAAGGGTTACCATCGCGACCAAGAACTCAAACGGCTCTGGGATGAAATCCTCTTCGCTCTTGAGCGAAACGAGCTGCCCCGGTTGGTACGTCTTCCCGAGGTCATTCTGCCACGTCGCGACCTCGGCGTTACAGGACACCAACTCGGCAAACATGCGTCCGGCAACAGAGTTCGTCGCCTTCTCCAGCTCCCCCTTGTCGATGTCATTGGCGTCGAAAGAATAAGCCCTAACAACGTCGGTGGCATGGGGGTTTTTGACGGTGAACTTCGCCCCGAGCGCCCACTTTCGACTCTTCGCCGGCACGATACCGGTCACCGAGGAATAGTACTTTGACTCGTCGAAGGAGACTGTCATCGCCTCGGTGGGATGTTTCCCCTTCTCTAGAAACGACACCACCTCGCCGCCATCCTCTTCCCGATGGAGAACGAGCTCACCTGAGGTACTACTCGAAATGACCAATCCCCGCTGGCTGGCCAACCCGGACAGGAATGGGAGAATGCCTTGTCCGGGCTCAATGTCGACCCTTTTGAATCGTGCCGATGTCGGTGTGGCAAAAAGAACCGAAATGCCGTGCTCTCCACAAAGGTCATCTATGATCTGCTCAAGTAGTGCATTCTTCCACTCGAGGGGAAACTTCTCGATTGATGGCGTGCAGAGCTCGAGAACCCCCGGGTTCGAGTAGCACGATATATCCAGAATCTTGGTCGACGGATCGTTGTTCAGCCGCGGTGATTCACACCGACCAGTGAAGAGCCGCTCGCCGAGGTGGTCAACGGTAATCCGTTGGCTGCCGAGGGGCATGAAAATCTCCCGGGTCTCCGGTTCGTTCGGGACGGAGAATGCGCATTTCGATATCGCGTCAATCGCAAGGGCGAGCTCGAAGTTGTCGAAAGTACCAATCTTGGTCCCCTCCACGCGGATGTCGAGCGCTTCGTCGCTGACAACCTCGGAAGGTCCCCGCGCCATAGGGACTTGAATCACCGTGCCGGCGGCAATCGGCTCCTGAACCGCTGGATTGGCGCGCTTGATGGCGGCGGCATCGATGTCATTGCCGGTGGTCTGCCG